CTACATACTTTTCATGATTTCGTCTATCACGTTTACTGCTGTTTTTCGTTTTTCTTCTATTGAATGTACATATGTTTTTTGTACAGTGTCAATAGTATCTCCGAGCAAACTTGCGACAGTTGCAATATCTACACCTTCTGCAATAAGCAAACTCGCATAAGTGTGTCTAAACATATGTGGAGAGATTTTCTCAACTCCTAGACGTATACTCATTTTCCGGAAGTACAAATCAATCGAACTGTATGATAACGTGTCGCCTTTGAAATTCCGGAATACATAGCGTTTTTGAAATTTATCTTCTGCTATGCGAATGCCTTTTTTGAGCAATTCTTCTTTTTGCCTTGATTGATACTTTTTCAGTACTTCGCAGACATGAGAAGTCAACGGTATTACTCTATAACTTCTTTTCGTCTTAGGAGAACGCTCACCATAAGCGTCACGAGTACAATTGATTGTGACTGTGCCTTCTTCCAGATCCACTTCACTCCACTTCAACCCCAACGCTTCGCCACAACGTACACCTGTAGCTGAAAGGAATTCAATCATTTCCATCATGTAGTTTGCACGGCTTGCTGTGTAAGTGAACATTTGCTTCATCGCTGCTTGCTCGATTATTTTATGATTTAAAGTATATTCAATTTTAATTCTAGAAATTTTATTTTTTTCAATGAATTCATTTTCTACAGCAAAATTTAATACTGCGCAAATTTTATCGTGATACTTCGCTAAAGTAATATCTGCAACACTATGTTTTGCAACTTCGATAAAACGTGTTGTATAAATATATTTATCTAAATCACATATTCGTACATTCCCTATAAGCGGTTCCATTTTTTTTCTGGTGAAATGGAAAAGTCGTATTGTTGTCACTTTCAAACTATTTTTTTGATGTTTAATGTACATCTCAAATAATTCGTTCATTGTCATAGTGCCATGTTCTTGCTTATTATAATTGCCTTTTAGCAGGTCAGCTTTCACATTTATTAAAGCTAATGAGGCTTCCTTTAAGGTATCGAACCCTTGTTTATATAAATCAGTTTTCTTGCCATCTGTACGAGTATATCGATAGCGATATGCAAATCGTTTTTTATTTACATTCGTATCTAGATAACTATATACATTTTTTTCTCTAGTTTTCGTTAAATTTGGTTTACCCATTCTGTCCAATCCTCTCATTCACCGGCAAGTGACAAGGCGAAGCGGGTACTTACCACCTCCTTATATTGATTTCTATGTAATAGTAGCAAAGTTGTGGATAAATTTACACAATAATGTAATAAAAATGGTTCCAACATACTTAAAATAGTAGTATAATTAACTCGTATCGAACTTATGTTCGTTTTAAAAGTTAGTTAGTAAGCCTTTTGTAAGCACCTCTTTTGCTTTATATAATAGTTTTTGTAAACTTATAGATTTACAAAAGTCGGGAGTAGTAGTGTTACACTACTCGCTGCTTACTTCTACTACCTCATAAAGCTCCTCCATGTCGCAGTGTAGTATCTTTGAAATATTTAGAGCTGTTTCAAAAGACATTACGGCGCGATTATGTACGAGCGCATTTACACGTTGACGTGACACTCCCAGTTCGATTGCTAAATCATTTTGTGTCATTCTACGTTTATTTAATAAGTCGAGAAGTAAGCATTTCCCGACTTTATACATATATTGCACCTCTTTTAGCGCATTGAATTTTTAATTTTTATTCCTTTATCAAAAGAAGTATAAAAATGTTATATTTGTCCATTATTTTCTATAAAATGTATTTTGTGTTTTAAGATAGTATTTATTAACTATTAAAACGACATTTTTCTTCTGTATATTGCCATTTTTTGGCTTGCAATGCTGAAAAATAATACATAGAATAAAATTAATAACAATTTAATAGGACTATAGAAGTGTCCTGTTTAAACGAGAAGGGGCAACAGTATGAAAAGTAAAATGAAAACAAAAGAAAATAAATCTAAAAAAATCATTGAACTAAGAAAATTCTTAGATTTACGTGCTCCACAAAAGAAAGAAAAAACTAATTAGCAAATCTGCTGAAGCGAATTGCTTTAATAGCTTCTTGTATCTCCTGATCCGTTGCTGGAATGCCGTCGACAAGTAATTCATATTTGTCACGCAATTCATCAGCGGATATTTTGTTTGCATCCATCATGAACTCCAATTCCTCTTTCGAAAATCCTGCTGAAAAAACAAGCTCTTCTAAATTCACACTAAAAATTTCTGATAATTTTATTAACGTCTCGAAGTCTGGGCCATGTTCGCCAGCTTCGTAACGTGAGATATTCGCTTGCGTAATACCTAATTCATCCGCTAATTGTGCTTGCGTCATTTTATGCGCTTTGCGTAAATCTTTTAAACGTTGCGGGAAAGTTACTTTTTTCATTTTAAACACCTCATTCCATATGCATACACTCTTATAACTCTTATATAGGTATATACCTTAATTTTATTAGCCTTACTCATAAAATATACTACATTTTCTAACTTTTTTTAATAAAAGTGTTGACTTATGAGTGAAACGTATATATTATAAGGGTATGAAATATGAGAACAACGTATAAAATTGAAAGGCGGTGATGAACTTGACAACATTAACAATCAGCAAGAAACGTCACGCATTAATCGCAGCAAGAAAAAATACGCGATTAAGTCAAGTTGAAGTAGCAGAAATTGTAGGCGTTTCTCAAGCAAACATTTCTCGTTATGAGAGTGGGGAACAGAATCCTACTATGGCAGTAGCTTTCAAAATCTCTCAGCTGTATAAAAGTGATATCGGTACACTTTTTTCATAAATATTAATATGAGTTAAACGTATTTTATTTTTTTAAAATATAATATGAGTTAAACGTATAAAATAGGAGGAATTATTATGACAAATCAAGTAACGCATACAGGTAAAGTAATTAGTTCATTAGAAGTTGCAGAAATGGTAGGACGCGAGCACAAGAATGTAATGCGCGACATTGAAAAAATCCGAACAGATTTGAACGCGCTCAAAGTTGAGCCGGTTAAATATTTTGCGGAATCTACTTACAAAGGTGGTAACGGGCAAGAACGTTCAATGTTTTTACTCACTAAACAAGGTTGCGAATTATATGGCAATCGAATGACTGGCATCGAAGGTACGGCATTTGCGGTTAAATATGTTGAGCGCTTTGAGCAAATGGAAAGAGTAATTCAGCATAATTTACCGACAGATCCGTTAGAGCTTGCGCTCACGGCCGCACTTGAAACACGCAAAGAGGTTGCTGAAATCAAAGAAGATGTTGATTTCTTAAAAGACAACATGCGTATCAACACATATCAAGAGAAACAACTACAAGATATCGTTAAGCGAAAGGTAATGAGTTCGCTAGGGGGTTACAAAAGTACAGCTTACGAAATGCTTGCTAATAAAGCTTTTAAATCGGCATGGCGTGACTTTAAAAACCACTTTGGCATTTCAACTTATAAAGAGTTGCCAGCAACAAAATTCGATGAAGGTATTCAATTGCTAGGATTTTGGGAGCCAAGCGCTTCAATGAAATTCGAAATAGCGGCATACAATACACAGCCCGCAGGTGCAACAGATAGTGGTTGGGAGGTCCGAAATTAATGAACGTTCAAATACAACTAGATGAACATCATATAAACAGCTTAGTTGCTCAGCTTGTGCATGATAAGTTGCAAGAGCTTGCGGTGCCACGCGTGCTATCACTCGACATTAAAGATATCAAGCGTATCACAGGCATTAATTCAAATATCACGCTGCAGAAAATTCTTTCAGATCCACGAATTTTACAACACCAATTTCGGCTCGGCGAAGGTGGACCGCGACATTGGAATGCGCGCGGTTTCGAAGAAGCATACGAAGAAGTAATGAATGATTTTAAAGTAATGTACTAAAAAAATAAAAAACTCACCGGCAAAGTGACAGACAGGCGTAGCGCGCTTGTCATTAGCTGCCCGACTTATTCGGACCGCTATAACAAATTCGCTACAAAGTGTTCCTTGATAACTAAATAGATGGTTTAATCCATCGCTGAGAGTCTGTGGAGACTTTGAGCGATGCATTAAGAGCATCAAAAGGAGGTGAATGTATGTATTACGTTAAACAAGGGTGCCCAGAGTGCAGTGAAATATTGATGATAGAAAATTGTGTTGAAGGGGCAAGAGAAGAAGCTGAAATGGACGGTGGAGAGGGCTGGTACACAGATGAAGTAGTGTGCGAGGGATGTGGAGCTACCATTGAAATTACTATTAATTGCGAAGTCCTTTATAACTACACAGTCGATGATGTACACACTTTATCTGTAGCAGATATTGCTGCAAACCGAGATGACGGCCGTTACGAAATAAACAATGAGATTATTGTCATTGAAAATGGCGAAGTCATCGAACGTTATATGTCGCCAGACGAAAATCAAATGGCATTACCAATATAAAAAAAAGGTGGTTTTAAAAAATGGAAAACATCAAATGTCTACAAGTCGAACGCGAAGTATCATTCGCAAATTACACACCGCTTGTGCCAGAGCGCATCGTGAATCACGTTTCAAACGATACATCAGCACATGCGATGACTCAAATCAAAACGTACATGGACTTACGCTTAGCTGCTATCAAAGAGCGTGAAGGGTGGCAAACAGAGCAAGATATGCGGCTCAACTGGAGTGAGGAACAGATACTCGAACATTACAACATGTATTACAAGCATTTTACATCAGATGTTCCAGAGCACGTGTTAAAAGATGCAATTATGGAAGAACTCGGCGACAAAGAACTTCGCACCATGCTAGATCGCTGGCCTGCAACGGATATCATCGAAATCTTTCAACTAGAAGGGTTTTTAACGGTTAACAACGGCCACTTCATCGTTTCAGTCGACATGTTTCTCGGTTGTAACGAATAAAAAAAGACCGCTTTGAGAGAGCGGTCTAAGCAACTGGCGAATGATTCGCCAATATGTAAAAAACAACTACTAAATTATACCACAGAATGAATGGGGGCAAACATGATGGATGTTAACAATGTGGAGCAAGTTCAAACAGCTGGTCCGCTTAATCTTTTTCAAAAGCTTGTAGAGGTGCGCAAAAGTATCGGTTCATTACACAAGGATGCAAAAGGCTACAACAATAATTATCAATATGTAACAGGTTCACAAATCCTTAGCAAAATTCAAGACGCAATGAATTACTATAATGTGCTGCTTTTTCCAAAATTACTCACACAAGAAGTTAAAACACGTGAGTACAAAACGCGCAATGGCAAAATGGTTGTTGAGTATACAGTTTTCGGACAAATGGAATTTACATGGATTAATGCAGATAATCCAGTGGATAAGCTTGAGGTACCATTCGCATATGCAGGTTCGCAAGATGATATGGCTAGGGCGTTAGGTTCGGCGTTAACGTATGCGGAGCGGTATTTTTTAATCAAGTCATTTAACTTACCGACAGATGGTGATGATCCGGATGGCAATCAATACAATCAACGTAATAACTATAATAATCGAAATAATTATCAACAGTCACAACCGCAGCAACAACAGTATCGTAATCAGAAGCCACCTATGGAACAACAATCAGTGCAATCGCCACAACAAAAACAACAAGTGAACGCGGATGGCGAAAAAATGATTACGGAGGAGCAAAAACAAAAACTTAAAAATGCATTAAAAATCGTTGCTGGACCGAAAGTGGAGGACCAACAAGTTGCGTATGAGTCGGCTTGCTACGCATGTAACATCCCTGAGGACACGCCGACAAATTCACTTATTTTTACACAAGCAAGTGGTGTACTGATGTACTTTGGCGGACTTGTTAAGCAGCGTCAGCAACAAGGTGGTGCTTGATATGGGCCAAAACATAGCACAGGATTTAGAAACGTCACTTAAAAATGCACAAAAAACTAAAAAAATATCGATGAAGTTATCGCTCGTTTATCTGAGCTGAACATCGAAGTAGAAAGGGTGTTGAAACATGAAAGTTTTAAAAGCGATCCACAGCACGTTTGCGACAGGGAATGTCGTAGAGGACATTAGTTTTGTAGGTTATCTAGTGACAATGCTTTCTGTAGGATTTTATGTTTTATCGCTTACAGCAACAAAAGAATTTATGCTAATGTGCGTAGCGCTACTACTGTTATTAACTGTGGCAACAGTCGTTTTTGCACTGTTACAACAAGAGGAGGAATAACATCATGGACGAAATACAAGGTGTGCAGTACGAAGGGATTTTAGAGAACGGTTACGGTTTAATCCCTAAACTTGTGACACGCGACAAAGATTTAACAATTGAAGCCAAAGCTATTTATGCTTATTTAGCATCATTTGCTGGCAATGTGCAGCAAGCATTCCCTAGTGTGAGTCTAATATGCAGTGAATTAAGCATATCTGAGAAACGTTTTACGAAACACCGTAAAATGCTAATCGATAAAGGTTACATCGAAATAAAACGTAATCGCAAAGAAGATGGAAATGGATTTTCGAATAACATTTACATTCTTAAACAGCAAATTCCGTATACGGTCAATTCGTATGCATACGAATCGTTAGGATACCAAAACGTAGGCGAACAAAACGCAAGCAAACAAAACGTAGGTACTAATAGTAACAGTTCTAATAATAACAGTATTAATAATAACAGTATTAAAAAAGAACAGAGAGAAGAGAGAGAGGAAGAGACTACTCCTTCTCCTGTTATAGATAAAGATTTTCAAACGCTACAAACTTTCTTCGATGAAAACATTGGTAAACGTAACTTCACGACTGATAAGGAACTAAGCTCCTTGATGGATGATTTTAAGGACCCGCTCTTAATTGGCGAAGCTTTAAAAATCGCTGCAGTAAAAGGCAAACCACTGTTTACTTATGCAGCTGGTGTCTTACGTAAGATGGCTGAGGAAAAAGGCGTTACAACGTATGAACAATTTAAACAACGTGCTGAGCAAGCAAAACAAGCTCCTAGCTTAGCTGACCGGGCAACAAGTAAAGCAACAGAGTTCGGTGGTCATACATTACCGTTCTAAAAAGTAAAAAACGAAAGGATGAACTTATATGAACGATTACAACACACCGCAAATTCACTTTAATGCAGAGCGTACCGGGAAGATGCAAAGCATTCAGGATGTCTTACAAAGTGATGACGGTCCACTTCGTTGGGATCGCGACAATTATTGTGATAAGCATGACAGTAACTTTGTATTCATGCCGCCTGCTTTCGATAATTCACAATGTCCAATGTGTGGCACAGAGAAACTTCGTAATGAATTCCAGGATGAAATGCAAAAGGTTTGTACAGATGGCGAACGTTTGAGAAAGCACAATATACTCGCCAAACAATCTGTCATTCAAGATAACACAATTACAAATGCTACATTCGATAATTTTATTGTCCAAACAGATGAAGAACATACAAATAAGATTAAGGCTATAAAAGCTGCTGAACGTTTCTCGAACGGCGAAGCATTTAATCTTTGGATTCAGTCGCCACAAACGGGGTGCGGGAAAAGTCATTTAGCTATGAGCATCTTAAAATATGTAAATGATTCCGGAGCGAAGGATAAAAGTACACTGTTTCTTGATTTAGGTCGTACGATGGAGCTTATCAAAGACTCTTTTAATAATAAAGAAAGTGAATACACGCAAAATCATTTTATATCACTCGCAAACAGTGTTGATGTGCTTGTAATCGATGATTTAGGAGCGGAAACAGGTGATATTTACAGCGATAAGCGTGCCAGTGAGTATACAAGTAACGTATTACGCAGTATTTTAAATGGCCGCCAAGATAAAGCGACAATCATTACTACAAACTTAACTGGCGCTCGTATGATTACAGGTTATAAGGACGGACATAAATTCATTCCGCCAATGTATGACAAAAAGATGATGTCACGCGCTATGCGTAACGTGCTACACATTGTATTTAATGAAACGCCAGATAAACGTGTTGGCAACCTACAATTCTAAAAAAGAGAGGTCAAGAAGAATATGAAACTAAAATTCTATGGCGGTACAGATGCAGACAATGCAATTGCATTCAATGTCTCAGCGGACCGCACGTATACAGTCGAGTTATTTAAAGAAGCAGGTTTTAAAGCGAACATTATTCGTATCACATCGTATAAATTCAATATTTACTATATGAACAATAGCGGTGAAAAAGTCAACGTTGGACCAGCTCACGACATGGCGCTTTGTGTTAAAAACGCTATGCGCGACTTTATACGCTACCGCACATTACATCGTACTAAAACATGGAATGGCACTGTGGCGAGTATTACAGACGTTGCACGCGCAAAATTAAACGAGTTTTTAGCTAATGGTAGCACAACGGTTATCAGTGATAAGACAATCGCCCAGGAAGAAGCAGAAATAGATAATGTACTGGCATTTACAGCGGCACTCGAAGCGGCAGAAGACATCGCAAGACAACATGCGATTAATGCAGCGCTTGATGCGCGGGATGAAGAGTTATTCATGACTTTAACAGGAGGTGCTTAACATGGTCGATTTCATTGGCTTCAATGCAGACACGCCATGCGTAGAATTACAGTTTACTCGCTTTGATGGCTCACAGTTCCGCAAAGTTTGCTACGACACATCGGAGATTGATTTCTGGATGGATCAATACAATGCACAAGAAGGTATTTTTAAAGATACTTGCAGAAGTGTGGCGCGTGTACAGCAAGAACTGCAACAAATAAAATCTGAAATTTCAGAACAATTAGCCTTAATTGCACAAGATAAAAAAGATGAAAAGGAGAAAGAATATGCGAAACGATTCAAACAAGCATGGAATTGCAGTTACACAGCATAGCTGCAAACGCCGCTATAACCGCCGTAACATTTGCCGCACAACTACTAAACAGCGCAAGGATATGGATAAACAAGTACAACGTCCTGCAGCGCGTCCGAAAGTGCCGGTTGTATTTTACAAGGTGCGTAAAGGCCGTGAAATCATAGAAGTATCTGAGCGTGATGTAGACGTAATGAGCTTACAGTTGGACGGATATCGTGTGATGGATAAGTGGCGGGAGTGGCTGTAGATGGAGCAAAATGACGAAAATATAGTCAAAGCAGAACAGTTAAGTTTGTTTTGAGCGACATTCATGGACCGAAAATGAATTGTTGAATTAAAACGGGTGGGTGGGATGGAGTAAGGAGCGGCACTATGCGTAAAAACGAATTAGTACATCACGAGCATTACGTCGCAAAAGTGCAACAAGATTTAACGCACTTTTTATTAAATGATGAATCGTTAAAAAATGGTGCAATCAAATATTTGCGATGGGATAACGAAATGAAGCTATTTGATGTATATGAGGATGCTGAGTACAAGATTTTCATCACACATACATTTTATGAGCGCTTTCGTGATATACAGCTCGCTAAAGGGATTGTATGCCAGCGATGTGGCAGAAAGTTAAAAGATACGAAGTGGACGCCGATTGGTTATGGTCGCCGTTGCTACAAAAAGTTCCTTAAAGAAGAATGGGAACGTAATCAAATGACGATTTTCGATTTTATCGATGATCCAGGAGAGGTGAAGGAATTTGAAGCGAATACTTGATGCTTGCTGTGGTAGCCGCATGTTTTGGTTTGATAAGCAAAATGAAGATGTTACTTACATGGATATTCGCGAAGAAGATACCGAATTGTGTGATGGTCGTAAATTAATCGTAGCACCAGATGTGGTTGCAGATTTTCGTGATATACCATTTTCTGATGAAAGTTTTTATATGGTCGTGTTTGATCCGCCACATTTATTACGAGCAGGAGAGAATAGTTGGCTTGCTAAGAAATATGGTCGTTTAAACGAAGCGACATGGCGTATGGATTTAACACAAGGATTTTATGAGTGCATGCGAGTGCTGAAGCCTAACGGCACATTGATATTCAAGTGGAATGAAGAACAAATTTCGTTGAATGAAGTATTGGGGTGCTGTGGCCAACAGCCGTTATTTGGAGACAAGCGTAGTAAAACGCATTGGCTCGTATTTATGAAATAGGAGGTATAAAAATGGCTAACGAAAAAACGTGTTGGAACTGCGGTCATTTCGCTTTCGCTTGTTTTATCACTGGCGAATATCAAGAGGTTGATGATGTAAATGGTGTGTGTGATAAGTGGTGTCCAGAAGGTACGAAAGGCACTGTCACTGACTTTGAAAACGAAGATGACGGTACAACGTGGGCTGAAAATGAATGGCTCAAAGATGATATGTCCAATTTATAAGGAGGTGCAATGATGGATCAAGATGAAATGTACGACTCATACATGGAACAAGAAATGGAAGAAGCGGATGCAGGAAGCGGGCGTCTAATGTTTTTAAATGCAGATCATGAACAAAACTTTGCGGCTATCATAGAGCAATACAAGTTTGATATTGCAACAGACTCAGATTTAATCGTTGCATACATCACAGCGGTACCGGATGTGTACGAAAAAGTGTCCGGGGCACTTTCAGCATATGATAGTTGGTTACTGGACGAGCAGTTTGCTACAGGGCAAAGCGATACATTTAATGCATTGCTTGGAGTGGCGCTCTCATATCGACTGGGAGTGGAGCAAAGCAACTTACGAGCGTATGAACAAATGCTTGATGGACCGTATTGGGTAGTTGTTGCACTTGGAGCGGCGGAGATTTATACGAGCGGTACATTTAATGCACTACAGAAAATGGAGGTTTTAAGATGAATAAAGAACAGCTAGAAACGATTAAAAAGGGTTATCAGTGGTGGCTAGAAGCTGAAAACCAAGCGGACAAAAATGAATTTGCTGAATGTATCACAACGGAAGATGTACCAGCGCTTATCGCAGAGGTCGAGCGATTACGTGAAGCACTTAAATTTTATGCAGATGGACAGAAATATACGCTCGCTTACGACAGTAACTTAGTAGGAACAGTGGAAATCTTCAAAGACAACGGCAAAAAAGCTCGACAAGTATTAGGCGATGACAAATGTTCATAGTCAGATTAACAACAGCTTATATTTTGATTGCAGTGATTTGGCAAAACCTTGAAATGCTCGCGTACGGCGAAGTGAGAGATAACTTGATAGACACCATTATCACTTTTCTTGTGTCGGTAGTTATCGCGATTTTGTGGAAGGAGTGAACGACAATGACAACTAAAACAGCGATGCAACAAATTGAAGAACTAATTACAGAAATGCCGCTTCCAGTCTTAAAAGACGTACAGCGACGCTTAACAGATTGGGCATCAAGTGGCGGTAAAGAAGATGATCCGTATGTTGAGCAACAGCTTCGTTATATGAAACATGTGCGACATGCACAACATGCGGGCAAATAAATGAAAAAAGCGTCTGTAGCAGCAACTACAAACGCCTGGCTCCTCTTACGAGGTATATATGATTTTAGACGAATCAATTATACCACGAAAAAGGGGAGTTACATATATTGAATAACGAACAACACACAATTACTGAAACAGTCGAGGAAAACGCTGTATATGCTGTAATCGATGGTCGCCTTACAAGATTAGATTCCCCTTCAACGGGATTCGGTAAACAAGAAATTGTATGGCAGAACAGCAAAATAGTGCAAAATAACGTTTATTTTACACAAAAATTGTAGTAAGATGTGAAATAAGTAATTTAATTGAATAAGAAGCTTACCAGGAAAAACCAGGGAGCACTAAATGAATTTGTAGCACATGCTATGAGTTTGTTTGGTGCTTCCTTTTTTATTTGCCAGAAAAAGGAGTGAAACGAATGCGTACGCTACAAGACGAAATTAAACGCCACAACCTTTTACGACACAATAATGACACGAAACCTAATGAAAAGAAGGAAAAGCTTTCTACGGAGCGGCAAACACGCTCAGAGCGATTGTCAAAAGCAGACATTGAGGAACTTATGGGGATAAGACGCCCACGCTATGCACGGCGAAAAGGTGTAATCAAACAAAAATAAAGAGGTGCTGTGGTAATGATGACGATGATGGAAGAACGTGAATATACAAGTAAAGAATTAGAAAACTGGGCAGATAAGTTGTTGGAAGAGTATGATCATAGTCTAAGTGACTTACGTGCAGTTAAGAGAGCAACAGTTGCTGAAGAGTGCGAAGTAACAAATATCTCGCCGCTTCAAGATAAGAAGTCTATTCTAAACAGTATGGAGAATTCAATGGTATTTGCAATGGATTGGATGGAAAAAGGCCGTAATCCCGATTTACAGCGCGGAGCGGATAAACATGCTGTGTACCAACGACAATTTTTTGAGTCACTTGATGTGATTCCAGACATTGCAGAGCAAGTGTATGATATTAATACAAAAGAGCTGCACATGACGAGCGCTGAAAAGAAACAGCTAGCGAAAATTTATAGCATGTGGAGTCATCGTGAGAGACTTTGTTACATTGCTCATACGGTTGAACAAAAAAGTTTTCAACAAATCGCAGACGAATTAAAAGTAAGCAAAGGTACTGTTCAATCATATATTCAACGTGCTCGCTCAAAAGTCAAAGAGGGCCTACAAAAGAAAACTTCGTAAATCTTGCCTTACGTTGCCTTACGGATTCTATATAAGTGAGAGCAACATTTTCTCATGCGTGAGCAAGCACGCAATCATTTATGGCCGCTTCGACAAGGAGAGTTACCTGTGCACTACTCACAATTGCTGTTCAGGGCAAACATGTTAAGCGACTAATCATCAAGCCGCCACGTGCGGCACATACATATACTAGCGCCATTAAATAAACAGTATGCATAAGCAGGCGCTATACTGCGGTTACCCATGACTGCACCTCTCAAGCCGCTTCTTGTCCAGAAGCGGTATACATATGGCATCTACATTGTAGGTGCTTTTTATTTTGCATGGGATAAATAAACGCTACGGAGGTGATTGGAATGGAAACGTATTTAAAAATAATTGATGAATTCGATGATTACGTAGTAAGGGAACACCATTTCTTTAACGGTACGAATGTGGTGATTAAGTTCGATAATGGGTATGGCGTAAGTGTTATGGTTACAGCGAAGTCGCCTAATTCTGAAATTATAGAGGCTATGGTAATTGATGAAGATGGTTTTTGTGATTTCACAGAAGAAAATGTATGTTTTTCTAGCCTAGTTCAATTGGATTTGCAAAGAACTATTGAAGAGTTAAAGCTGATTCAACAACGAGAACAAGCACCTTTATTTTAAGAGGCGCTTTTTATTTTGCAGAAAGGAGCGGACGATATGAACGAAATCAAATTTACAATTGACGGACCAGTACAAGCACAACAACGTCCACGCTTTTCACGTCAAAACGGTCATGTACGCACATATGACGATAAAAAGTCTCGCAATTATAAAGCGCACGTACAAAAATGCGCTGCACGTTATGTACCTGAGCAAATGATTGACTCAGCGATTGAGTTGCATATCGATGTGTTTCACAAGTTGCAGCAGAGCGGCAGTAAACAATTAAAAGCGGATAAGTTAGCGCATCGTGTACGTCCAACAGTTAAGCCGGATTTGGACAACCTTGCAAAAGGCATTAAGGACGCGCTCACAGGCATGATGTGGGTAGATGACGCGCAAGTGGTTGACTTAATTATGCATAAATACTATGCAGTCGAGCCATACGCAGTAGTAACAATCAAATATTTGAACTAGTTAGTCTATATATGATAAAAAAGAGCGCTAGTAAAGATAGCTGACTACTGGCGCTAGGAAGGAAAGAGGTGGTGAAACGTGAGTGGCTGAAAAATATGAACTTGCTAAAGTCGATTATGACAATGGCATGAAGTATAAAGATATTGCCGAAAAGTATGGCGTAACCCTCAATACAGTCAAGTCATGGAAAACGCGTAAGTGGAACAAAATTGATAGTGAAGATGATGAAAGTGTGCATACAAAAGAAAAAGGTGTGCACACAAAAAAGAAGCAGACACATACAGAAGAATCGACTAGGGAGCGGCTGTCTATCGCACAAGAATCACTGAGCAATGAAAACAGTGATTTGACCGATAAACAGTGGCTTTTTTGTCGTTACTACACAAAGTATTGGAATGCCACGAAAGCTTATCAAAAGGTTTATGACTGCGACTATATGCAGGCTATGTCCAACGGCAGTCGCTTGCTGAGAAATGATAAGATACGCGCGGAAATCAGCGCAATCAAACAGGACATTGCAGATGGCATCATGATTGAGTCTCGTGCAGTGCTGCAGAAGTGGATTGATATTGCATTTGCAGATATCTCCGACTACGTGGCATGGGGCACCGAGAAACGTTTGATTCCAGACGTATTTGTTGGGCGAGATGCAAACGATAAAAAAGTATTCGAGGACAAGGAAATTGATGTGAACTACGTTCATTTGAAATCCGCTTCGAATATAGACACATCGATTGTGACAGAAATCAAAGAAGGCAAAGATGGCGTGACGGTGAAGCTTGCCGACAAAATGAAAGCACTCGATTTCTTGACGAAGTATATGGACTTGCTTAATGATAATGAGCTGAAGCAATTAAAAATTGAAAAAGAGTTGATTGCAATTCGTAAAGCAAATGGTGACGATCATGAAGAATACGAAGATGATGGATTCATTGAAGCGCTAAAAGGTGTGGAGGTGGATTGGGATGCTGACTAATGTAAAGAAGCTATTAACAGAACAACGTAAGAAGCGGGAGCGTAGGCGAAAAAAGAAGCCTGCGCTTTTTAAATTTACTCCTTTTAGTGCTAAACAGAAGAAGGTGCTCACTTGGTGGTGTCATGCCGCTTCGCCATATAAAGATTATGATGGCATTATTTGTGATGGCTCGGTGCGAGCAGGTAAAACAGTTGTGATGTCACTTTCTTTCGTCATGTGGGGCATGGAAACATTTAACGATGAAAACCTCGGTATGGCTGGTAAAACGATTGGTTCATTTAGACGTAACGTATTCAAACCGCTTCAAAAAATGCTACGTGCACGAGGGTATACCGTAAAAGAACAACGTACCGAAAATATGTTCACTGTTACAAAAGGTGAACAAGTTAATTATTTCTATTACTTTGGTGGTAAGGATGAAGGCTCTCAAGACCTTATCCAAGGGATTACATTGGCTGGGATGTTTTTCGATGAAGTGGCGCTTATGCCCCGCTCCTTCGTAGACCAGGCAACGGCACGTTGTTCTGTAGAAGGTGCTAAATTTTGGTTTAACTGTAACCCAGCAGGTCCATACCATTGGTTCAAAGTAGAGTTTCTAGATAAATTAAAAGAAAAGAATCTATTTCAAATTCATTTCTTGATGGATGATAACCCTTCGCTTTCAGAAAAAGTAAAGGAACGCTATAAACGCCTGTATTCCGGTGTTTTCTATAAGCGCTATATCTTAGGATTATGGGTGCTTGCAGAAGGTGTTATTTATGACATGTTTGAGAAGGATAGGCATGTTGTAAAAACAGAGGAGCGGCCATATGAGAAGTTTTATGTCAGTTGTGACTATGGTACAAAGAATCCAACAACATTTGGTTTGTGGGGTTTCTGTGAAGAGATTTGGTACAAGGTAAAAGAGTATCACTACGATGGTCGTAAGAAAGGTAGACAAAAAACAGATGGGCAGTACTGTGATGATATGGCAACATTTATCGAGGGGCTTACAAATTTCAAAGGGATTATCGTAGATCCATCGGCCGCTTCGTTTATTACAGCGCTAAAGAAACGTGGGCATCATGTGATTAAAGCGAAAAATGATGTAGTAGACGGGATTCGTAATGTAGCTACTGCATTGGAGCGGATGCTTATTAAGTACAACGATTGCTGTAAAGAAACATTTCGAGAGTTTTCTTCGTATGTTTGGGATGAAAAGGCAGCAAATCGAGGTGAAGATAAGCCAATTAAAGAGAATGATCACCAGATGGATGGCGATAGATATTTCATAAATAAAGTTGTTATGACAGGACCAGGATTCACATTCTTAAAATAATGAAAGAGGTGAGAATATGCATAATATTTATGATTTTGGAGCGAGCACATATGCAGATGAACTAATTGCACAGATTAAGAATGATGCGCCTAAAGAAATCGAAACGGTGAAAAGTCTATATGAAGCGTTTGATAGCTCTAAAATGCTACAGGGGCAGAAATATTATTGGAACGAATCAGATATTATGGAACGTGAAATTTACACGTACAGCAATGGCGGTAAGAGTGTAGATAAGGAAGCGACGAATGAGAAAGTTCCTAGCGGTATGCACAAAGTATTGGTGGACCAAAAAGTCGCCTATTTAGCAGGAGAACCTATGTCTTTCGGTAGCCGCTCCGATAACCAAAAGCAACTGGACTTGCTTGAAACGATTATTGGGGAGGAATGGGAAGATACACTACCAGAGCTAATTAAAAATGCCTCAAATAAAGGCGTAGAATGGCTCCATCCGTTTGTGAATGAAGATGGCGAATTTGATTATATGATTGCCGAAGCGGAACAAGTTATTCCTATTTACGACAGTAAAAGACGGTATAAGCTAACAGCGGCTATCCGTTTTTATCAATATGCAGAGGAGCACATCAAATTAGAAGTATGGACAGATGTAGATGTCACTTACTATGAAATGATTGAAGGCGAAATGTACTTGGATGCTGAACGAGAACTGAATCCAGCACCACATTTCACGAATGCTGAGGGTACAGAAGGGAAATCATGGGGCAAGGTGCCATTTATCCGCTTCGCAAATAACAGCGAGCATTTAAGTGATTTACACTTCAATAAAGCGGCTATTGATGCGTACGAAAAATTAGTAAGTGACGCACAAAATACATTAGTAGATATGCAAGAACTGATTTATGCATTGATTGGTTATGAAGGAGAAAGTCTGGCGGAGTTTCAGAAGAATTTGAAGCGGTATAAGGCTGTTAAGTTATCGCCAGATGAAGGCTCTGATTTGCGAACTATTACAGCAGAAGTGCCGACAGCTGCATATCAATTACAAGGTGAAACACTGCGGAAAAACATTATTACATCCGGTCAAGGTGTAGATCCGTCACCTGATGTAATTGGAGATGCGCCTTCTGGCGTAGCACTCGAAAATTTATATTCTTTGTTAGACATGAAAGCATCAATGTTAGAGCGGAAATTTACGCTAGCATTGCGTGAGTTCATGTTTTTTATTGGCGTTTATTGTGAACTGGCACGCGTTGGTGAATTTGATTATCGTGATGTCACCTTTACTTTTAATAAAATGCTCCTTACAAATGAAGCGGAAATTATCACAATGGCTAGAGATTCCCAAGGGATTATTTCAGATGAAACTATACTTGAAAATCACCCTTGGGTACGTGATGTGGCACAGGAGAAAGAACGTTTAGAGAATCAGAAAGCTTCTGAACTAGACGCATATAGTACCCGCTTCGGTTCGTTAGAAGGTGAAGCGGATGCCGAAACAAATTCATAATCAACTAGACATTATTAAGCGCTTAGATGAGCTGATTGCACAGAGTGAGCGTGAAGTAGATGAACTACTTGGAAAGCGTTTAAAAGAGATTCTGGCAATGCTTAGTAATATGTATAGTAAGTTCGTTGAGAGTGATGAGAGTAGTTATACAGATTTAAATAAATACAATCGACTAGCAAAGGAACTCGAACGCATTGCGCAACAGTTGAATGAAGATTATAAGCAAATCGTAAAGCAAATTGAAATATCTCAACAACGTATTTATGTTGAACAGTACCTGATGGCAGCTTATTTGTTTCAAGTTTATCAAGGAACTGAAGATGGATTTACCTTACCAAGTGAAGATGTTATTGCAGCAGCACTAGCCAATCCAATTGAGTTGCTACGTTTGCCCAAAGTATTAGAGGTGCATCGCAATGAGACTATTCGCAAAATACAAATCGAAATATCACAATCTCTATTAGCTGGTGAAGGGTATTTCAAGATGGCGAAGCGGTTAGAAAATGCAATTGGTATTAGTCAAAACAAAGCACGCACCGTGGCACGTACAGAAGGTGCTAGAGCAATGTCGATAGCAGACGAAGCGGTCACAGAGGAGATGCGCAAATACGCTGATATTGAATGTGTATGGCTATCAACACTTGATACACGGACGCGGCATGAGCACCGTAAACTGGACGGACAAAAAGCGGATTCGGATGGTTATTTTCATTTCAAAGGCATGAAGGCAAAGGGTCCAACCATGTGGGGAGTAGCAAAAATGGACATCAATTGCCGCTGCGTGAAGATTAAACTCATTGACGGGCAGTTGCCAGCCGTGCGTAGAGGTCGAGATTACAAAGACGAGGGCTACCAAAAGCGTTTGAAAGCTCAAATCCTAGCATATATGGATAAAGGTATGACTTATGCAGCTGCTTATATGGAAGCAGATAAACGAATAACACCGCCGAATAAAGTAATGCCATTTATGAAATATGAAGAATGGTTCAACAAAATTTGATAAATTACAAAATATGGTTAAAAAAAGATGGATAAAGCCGAAAAAAGCAGAGTAATAATTTTTTGGAGGCGGTACTTTGGATAAGAAATCACAGGTTATAGAGTTTTTAAAAAGTAAGGGTTATAACGTGAAAAATGAAAAATGTTCTTATGATCCGGAAGGTAATACGTTACAGATTGAAAAGTTAGATGGAGAATATTACATTTTACTTGCTAATTTTTATTTAGACGCAGATTTTAAACAAATAGAGCGTAAAGTGAAAAAGCTATTTAATAGAACTTTCTTCAACGATTTTTTGGATAAAGGCAAGGTTTTATATGCAGAGAATAATAAAGAAGTAGTTCATTCAAAGGGTGTTGAAATAAAAAATGAAACTAGTTTGATGGAGAAAATAAGAAAAAATCTTTCTTCTTATACGAGTGTTCATTTAGGGGATTTAGAATTTGTTGAAAATAAATCTTTAGAAGATAACACTAAAAAAATATTCTTAATCAAGAACAAAAATCAAGTATGTGGGTATATTTTTAACATTCAATAAATTCATTTAAGTTTTGTCCTGAGCATGACGATATAAAAGGCTTTTTTATTATGCACAAAATTGGAAAGGAGCTTCACTATGACAAAAGAAGAATTACTTGCATTGGGTATTAACGAAGAGACAGCACAAACTATTGTAGATAATTACGCCGCTTCGTATGTAGAAAAATCTGTACTAGAAGCGGAGCAATCCAAAGTAACAGATTTAACGCAGCAACTTACTGATCGTGACACACAGCTTACGGAATTACAAAATCAAGCAGCTGGTAACACAGATTTACAAGCACAAATTACAGCTCTACAAGAACAGAATGCAAATGAAAAAGCATCGTATGAGCAAACGCTGAAGCAAAAAGATTATGATTATGCACTTTCAAACGCTTTACGTGATGCAAAAGTAAAGAATCCTAAAGCGGTACAAGCGTTATTAAATACTGAAGCCATTACGTTAGATGGAGATAAGTTGATTGGGCTGTCAGAGCAATTAGAAACACTGAAGAAGTCAGATGATTATTTATTCGTACCAGATGGCTTAAAGGGTGGCACGCCTCCACTTGGTTCAGGTGGTCAATCACAGACTTTAACAAAAGCAGAATTTGCTAAAAAATCTTATGAAACACGAATGGATTTAATTAGCAAAAATCCGAATTTGCTACAAGAACTAAAATAAATTGAAAAAAGAGAGGTTTTATAAATGAATACATCACAATTATTGGCCAAGTTGAATTTGCAATTCTTTGCTCAAACACAAGCATCTGATTTAGTAGATCCAGAAGTCATGGCACCAGCTATTGCAGGGAAAATGGAAAATGCCATTAAATTTACAAAATATGCAGATTTAGATACGACACTTGTAGGTCAACCAGGTAGTACAATTACTCGCCCTAAGTATGGTTATATCGGTGCCGCAGAAGATTTAACAGAGGGCGTACCAATGGACACAAGTAAAATGTCTATGACAACAACAGAAGTTGCTGTAAAAGAAACGGGTAAAGCGGTGGAAATTACAGAGAAGGCTATCATCACAAATGTTGGTGGAACAGTAGGTGAAGCGGAACGTCAACTTGCGATTGCGATGGCTGACAAAGTGGAAATTGATTATATTGCTGCACTTGATACAGCTTTACAAACGGTTGGTGGTTCTCCTACAACCCCAGCGAAAATCCTCGAAGCGGTTACAGTATTCGATTCTGAAGGGGATTTGGATTTAGTACTATTTATGAATCCAGCAGATTACACAACACTTGTGCAAAATCTTTTAACTGTTGGTGGAACAGTACAGGAACGAGCGTTAACATCGGGCCAAGTATCAGAACTATTAGGATTAAAAGCAATTGAACGTTCTCGCCGTGTAGCGGCTGGGAAAGGGTATTTGCAAATCTATTCGACAACCGCTCCAGAAGAATCGGAAGATCCTGCGAGTGCTGTGGAAATTGTTCTAAAACAAGATGTTGGCGTTAATAAGGACGCTGACATCCTAAAACGCACAGTAGTGATCGCGGCAAATCGACACTATGTTGTAAACCTTAAAGATGATAAGGGCGTTGTGAAATTCACAGGGGCATAGTAAATCATTAGAAAAATAGTGGGGAGGGATTGTATGTTGTTGCGAAGGTATCATGAAAAGCCGCTTCCTGTGAATTTAAAAGAAGTTAAAAAGGAAGTGAAGCCCAAGCCACGTAAACCACGCACACCACCTAAAAAGGCTGGCGAAGGATGATGGCATGGGAAATTACAGAGGTTGAAGTTCAACAGCTTATTGCTTTGAATAGTGATATTTTGACTCCGGAGCGGCTAGAACATTACAAAATGCTTGCTCCTATTTATTATGAGGTAGCTTGTGATTATTGTAATGCTACGTTAGAGGTTACAAATAGTGGTGTACAGGTATTTGTTGCAAAGGCGATTCAATACTATGCCAATAAAGCGGGATTAGTATCACGCTCAATGGGAACTGTTAGCTACTCATATACAACATCGTTACCTTCTAGCGTATTACAGTTGCTAAATCCTTTTAGAAAGTTGAGGTGGTAGTGTGTACGATGAATTTCCACACAAAGTAGTTGTATTGCAATTTGTAGAAGGAATAGAAGATGAACTGGGCAATGTGCAAGATGGTGAATGGCACACGTTATATGATGCATTTGCATGCTTTATTGATACACCAAGTGCAACCGAAAAATACAATGCGATGCAGATTAAACATCAACTAGACCGCTATATGTATTATGCGTATGGTGCTGACATTAAACCAAATATACGTATCCGCTTCGAAGGTGTTGAGTATGAAGTTGAAACAGATGCAGAGGACCAGGGCGGCATGCATGAAATTATGCGTGTGGCATTAAAGAGGGTGAGCCAATGAGCATTACGCAATTTGGTTCAAGTAAACTACAGCGCGCAATTGAGCGTTGGGGGAATAGCGTACTCGATGATGCAAAACGTGCGGTAATTGATACAGCCATTCTGATTCAAGGTCAAGCTAGGGCGTTAGCACCTGTTGATACCGGTTACTTGCGCCAGTCAATCGAGGTTGAAGTGCTGGATGGTGGTTTAAAGGCTGTCGTCACAGTCGGTGCAGAGTGGGCAATTTACATCGAATACGGTACAGGCATTTACGCTACAAAAGGCGGCGGCAATGAAGATGGTTGGGTGTATTACAGTGATAAGTACGGCAAGTTTGTATTCACTCGCGGTCAAGAAGCACAACCATTTTGGTTCCCATCGCTTAAAGAGGGCCAAAAATATTGGTCTAAAGCAGTTGCGGCAATAGGAGGTTGATGTGATGGTTTCGTTTTTAGCTTTGCATACGGCTGTTTATCAACGCTTAGTTAATGATGCAGCTGTAAAACCATTAGTTTACAAAGATACAAAATTTAAAGGTGTGTATGATGCGGTGCCTAATGATGCGCCATTTCCTTATATCGTGATTGGTGAGCCGAGCGAAACAGATTTTGATGTGAAGCTGAAAGAAACAGTCGAAACGTCACTTACGATTCACACTTGGAGCAATAAAACAGGCAAGATGGAATCATACAAACTATTACAAGCTGTTAGCGATGCGCTAGCGGCTTTTTTAATTGTCACGAACTATGAAGTGGATTACGTCAAAAAGGTGCGCACAAGCGTATTTGATGATATTGACGGGGTACTACGGCATGGCGTTCTAACACTTGAATACACATTAACGAAAATTTAGGAGGAATCATACATGAACAAAGGTAAAGATACGATTTTATTAGTACAACGAGCAAAAGATGCGTTAGGAACAGCAGCATATTTAATCGCAAATCAAACAGAAAGCTCATACTCAATCGAAACAGAAATCATTGACGAGCAAACAAAATTCGGGCGTTTAGTTGAATATGGCAATACGTCTGAATCATTCGAAGTAACTGCATACGGCCAAACGGGTGATGCTGGTCAAAAGGCTATCTTAGATGCAATTAAAAATAAAGAGCAGTTAAAAGTTTGGGAAGTAAATACAAACAAAAACGATGCAGGTAAATACGATGCGAACTTTGCTTATACAATCGTTGAATCGGTTGAAAAGTCAGGCTCAACAGATGGCTTCGAAGAATTATCAACAACACTTCAAGTAATTGGCCAAACACAAGCAGGTGAACTTGATACAGCAGATGTACCAGATGCAGTTATCGAATTTGCGTTATATGGCTTCGAAAAACCAGGTGAGTTCACAGGTGAATATGGTAAAGATCATAAAGGCACAGTGACACCCTAGTGCTGCCGCAATCGGAAATGCGGCTATCGGTTCAACATTTGTAATTCAGTAGGAGGTCCACATGGCTAAAACAAAAGCAGAATTAAAAACAATTTTTGTCACAGGCGCAAAGCCTACGCAAGCTGACTTTCACGATTTAATCGAGGGAGTGCAAGGCGAACAAGGGCCACAGGGTTTGCAGGGTCCAAAAGGCGACACAGGAGCAAAGGGTGAAACTGGTGCACAAGGTGTTAAAGGTGATACCGGTCCAATTGGTCCAGCAGGCGCTAAAGGTGACAAGGGAGATACAGGCGCAACAGGTGCTAAAGGTGCTGACGGTGCAAAGGGTGCGAATGGCTTATCTATTACAGCTATCGCACTTACAACAGACGTTGACGGTAAAGTAACGGGCGGTACAGCGACTCTTTCAGATGCATCAACGGTAGCAATTACAGTAACAACAGCTTAATGACATATCAATATGGAGGGCTTCGGCTCTCCTTTTTATACTTAAAAAAACACTAGGAGGTCATTTAATTATGGCATTAACTTTAACTATTCAAGATAAGAAATACACTGGTAAACCTTCATTCGCGATGGCGCGATATGCGAATGAAAACTATGGTAACTACATCGAAAAGGCGAACAAATACGCGCAAGGTATCGAAAATATTCTATCGGGCGTTATCGAGGGTTCAATCGAATCAATCGTACAGTACTGGGATGCAGCACTTGCACACTTAAAAGAACGCCCGTCAATCGCTGAAATTGAAACAGCATTAGAGGAACGCATTGAACAAGACGGCGATACAGAGCCGCTTCTAAAAGAAATTTATCGCGAGTTATCGACAAGCGGTTTTTTCAAGAAAACGATCAAAGAGTTTTGGAAGAACATCGAAATGATGCAGGACTTTGGGGCGACGGACGAGGAGAAAGAGCAGAACAAGAAAGCCTACGACATGATGCAAAAACTCAAAGCGGAAATCGAGGAATAGATTTCGAACAGTTAGAAATTGATGCAATGCAGTATTTGAATATTGCGGATAACGACTTGTTATATGCGATGACACCCAACGAATATAATCGAAAGATTAAAGGTGTCATGCTACGAGATGTACAGACATATGAAAATATGACGATTCAAGCTATTTTTAATGCTCAGGCAACGAACGGAAAACGTATTACAGCCAAGAAGTTATTTGATGCAGAAAGAGCGCGTCAAAACATCTTGCATCCGAAAGAGCAAAAAGAAAAAGAGCGAGCAAGTCGTGATTACACGTATTTACAACGAGCACTTGCAGCAATGAACCAATCTAAAGAAGGGAGTGAGTAGATGGCAAACGTTGAACAATTTACTGCGATAGTTGGTGCAGAGGTCAAAGAGTTTAAGCGCAAAATGAAGGAAGTCGACAAGGCGATTCGTGATGCTGCAACTGGGGCAGATGTTGATATAACCGCAGATGTAAAAGACTTCATGCGCAATATCAAAGAAGTACGCACTGAAATGCGTAATCTTGCAAATAATGACGTAACGGTAGATGTACAAGCAAGTGTTGCAGAGGTATTAGCGGAGTTGAATGCCGTTGAGGACCGTTTAAAAGAATTAGAACGCGAAGATGCGACAGTTGATGTACAAGCGAATGTACGTGACTTTTTGCGTGATATGCAAACAATTGAAGCGAGGGTGCGAGATTTAAACCGCGAACAAGCGAAAATTAATGTTACTGCAGATGTTGACCAGGCAATCGTTGAAATGGCCCGCATTGAACGTAAAGCAGATAAGCTGCTAGAAAGTGATGTACACGTTGATGTCGAAGCAGATGTAGACGATGCATTGACAGACTTTGAAACAATCCAAAATCGCATTCGTACATTATCACAGCAAGAGCCGACTGTAGAAGTACAAGCAGATATTCGTAATTGTATGCGCGATTTGCAAAGAGCCGAATTGCGCTTGGACCAATTAACAGAACGAAATCGACAAATTGATATTGATGCAGACGTTACAGAAGCGTTAGGTCAATTACGATTGGTTGAAAATGTTGCGGAGCGTTTAGAAGGTGAAGCGCATGATGTTGAAATCCACGCAGATACTTCAGATGCCTTACGTCGCATGGCTGAACTTCGAGCAGAAATCATGAACATGGACCGTTCAAGACCTACTATAGATGTACAAGCGGATATTTCACAATTCATGATTCGCATGGCACAGCTACGAGCAACAATTGAAACATTACGTCGTACAAATGAAATTCGTATTGATGCAGAAACATCGAGTTTTAAATACAAATTGGCATTGCTACGTGCGCAAATCCAAGCGTTAACTCGTGCAGCAGTTATTAAAATTACCGCACGTATTGATGCGTTTCAAGCATCAATCGCTACACTCGCAAGTAATATTCGAGCATTTGGTGAGGTAGCTGGCTATGCGTTAAGAGGAGTCTTTGTTAGCTTATTGCCAATGATTGCACCAATCCTTGCAAATTTAGGTGCTTTAATCGGTAATTTAGGTGTCATGATTGGGGTTATTGCAGGGCAAACAATGGGCTTTGCGTTTGCTTTAGGTACAGCGTTTGCAGGCTTTGGTAGTGTAATGGCGATGGCAATTGGCAATATCAAAGTGCTATATGAGAAGAACGCTAAGTTAAATGCACAACAGCAAGCAACAAAAGCATCTATCGACAAAATTAAAACGACATACGAGGGCTTAGTTAAAGCTACTCAGAAGCCAATTTTGGAAGGTGTACAAAAGGGCGCACAAGTAGCAACAACACTTTTGAATCGACTGAAACCAATGTTTATGAGCTCAGCACAGGTATTTAACAGCTTAATGACATCTCTTAAACAATCAATTGGCACACCACCGGTACAACAGTTTATCGAGTACTTAAATGCAGAAGCACCATTAATGTTATTAAATTTTGGTGCAGCAATTGGCAACCTTTTCAAAGGATTAGCTTCGATGTTTGTGGCCTTTACACCATTAACTGAATCTGTGTCAGCAGGCTTTTCACGAATGTCGGAATCATTTGCTACATGGGCGCAAGGATTGCAAAAGAGCGAGAAGTTCAAATCTTTCATTAGTTATGTGCAAGAAAATATGCCAAAGATCAGTAGTATTTTTGGTAATGCAATTGTTGGAGTAGTAAACTTCTTTGCAGCCTTCGGTGGTTCCGCTTCTGGAATGATGACGAGCTTACAAGGGTTGATGGAAAGATGGCGCGCATGGACTGCGGCGCTTGGTGAAAACCAATCGTTCCAAAATTTCCTTTCATATGTGAGCGCCACAGCACCAGAGGTAATGTCGCTAATTGGCAACTTAACAACCTTCCTAGTGAATCTAGGGATTGGCATGGCTCCGCTAGGCGCAATACTTTTGGAAATGGTAAACAAGTTTTTAGCATGGTCTAACAGTATGATGCAAGCACATCCAGCTATCGGACAAATAATTGCAATTGTTATTTCTTTATCGGGTGCGTTTATGGCGATTATGCCGGTTATTTTAATGTTCAAGGCATTGTTTGCAGGTCTAGGTACAGCAATGATGGCTGGCATTGGTAAAGCAATTACGTTTATCACAGGATTGTTTACTAGTTTTAGTAGCACATTAACAACAGTTGGTACATGGGTAGCGAATTTGGCAACGAAGTTTCCTGTGCTTGGCACAGTAATTAGTTTACTAACAGGTCCAGTTGGTCTTGTGATTGCTGCTATTGCGGCATTTGTTGCGGTGTTAATTGGTGTGTATCAAACGTCTGAAACATTCCGAAATCAAGTATCTACAGCCTTTACAGCGGTATGGAACGTTATTCAAACGGCGTTCGGCGCTGTTGCTTCTTTCCTTTCAGCTACATGGGCACAAATTATGGTCATCTGGACAACGAATAGCGCAAACATCATGACAATTGGTACAGTCGTTTGGGGTCTGATTAAAGACACGATTACAATGACAATGAGTCAAATTATGATGGTGTTCCAAACGGTATGGCCATTGATTTCAACAATTGTGCAAGTTGCTTGGGAAGTAATTAAAGCGGTCATTACAACTTCTGTGGCGATTATTTCGGGTGTTTTAACAGCATTGACAAATCTTTTAACAGGCAATTGGTCTGCGGCATGGAATGCGATTAAAACAATGCTTACAACGATTTGGAATGCAATTGTTTCAGCAGCTAAGAATATTTTTAACATTTTAAAATCATTCTTGCTTAGTATTTGGAATGCGATTAAAGGGCCTACAACAAGTGTATGGAATAGTATTAAATCAACGCTGACGAGTATTTGGAATAGTATTAAATCAACTGCTACAACCGTATTTAACGCTGTTAAAACAGCGATTACGAATGCTTGGAATACAATCAAGAGTACGACAACGAGCGTATGGAATGGCATTAAATCAGCTATCACGACAGCATGGAATGCGATTAAGAGCGCAACAACAACAGCGATAAACGGGATTAAATCCGCGGTAACAAATGGTTTTAATGCCATAAAATCAGCAATTACGAATGCAATGAATGCGATTAAATCGGGTATTAGTTCAGCTTGGAGTGCAATTAAGAGTGTAGTTTCAAGTGCCATTAGCGCGATTAAATCAGTTGTAACGAGTGGTTTTAGTGCAGTTCGTTCGGCTGTATCAAGTGTGATGTCTGCTGTTAAATCTGTTATTACAAGTGCTTGGAGTGCGATTACATCTGCCGTATCAAGTGCTGTTAGTACAATTAAAAACACAGTCGTAACAATGTTCAATTCATTAAAAAGTGCTGTATCAAGTGCAATGAATGGTGTTGTAAGTGCGATAAAAAGTGGTTGGCAGTCAGCGCAGTCCTTTTTATCAAGTATTGATTTAACAGCGATTGGGCGACACATCATTCAAGGGCTTGTGAATGGTATTAAATCAATGGCCGGCGCAGTAATCGGCGCAGCTAAATCTATTGCGGATAAAGTGAAATCAACAATCAAATCAGCAATGGACATTCACTCGCCATCGCGCGTTACTTATGCACTTGGTGAACATACTGGGCAGGGTTTTGCGAATGGTATTACATCGAAAACGAAAGTTGTTACAGCAAGTGCTAAAAAGACAGCAAATGCGGCTAAAAAGGCGTTCAACGATTCACTTAAAAACTTAGATTTACGTTTATCTGCTGGATCTATCAGCACGAAAACTTATGTAAAAGAAGCTAAAGCGCTTGGTCAAAAATATAAAAGTGTGACGAATGCGATTGCAACGGTCAATGCAAAGATTGCGAAAACAACAACTGCAGCCGCTAAAAAAGCGCAACAAGAGGCGCACAATGCGTACTTAAAACAACAAAAAGCATTCAACAGCAAGATGACGAATTTGTCGAATAAGTATTCTGCAAATAAAATCACTGGCACTAAATATATTGATGAAATGAATAAGCTTGCTAAAACGTACAGTAATGTTGAAAATGCCGCTTCTAAAGTAGCCGCCAAAACTGCATCAATCAATAAAGAACTATTCAACAGCAAGATGACGCAAATCGGCAACAATTATCAAAATGGCGACTACACCATTGAGAAGTATTTGAAAAAGCTAGAACAGACGAAAGAGAAGTATAAAAGTGTCAAAGGTGCTGAGATGAAAGTCGACAAAGAAATCGCAACGGTGCGCTATGAGTTAAATAAGCAAACAGTTGATTCTATTTTAGCTGACGAAACAATCGGAGCGAATAAACAAATCGCATTGATTAAAGAAATCGGCAAAGAGTATGCAAAAGGTTCTCAAAAGCGCAAATACTTTGATGAACAACTGCAGAAGTCGAAACAAGAGTTATACAACAACTTAACTACTTTATCTGATACCTATACAACGAAAATCCAAGATGCCAATAACGCATTGATTGAATCCGAAAAGAAACTCAATGAAGAATATGAAAAAGCTGTATCAGATCGCGCGAATACTATCTACAAATCAATGGGCTTGTTTGATGAAATGGCTGAAAAATCAGCAACAACCGGTGCTGAATTAATTAGCAATTTAAAATCACAGGTTGCGGGTATGTCGGAATGGGCGGCCAATATGGAAACACTTGCTGGTCGTGGTGTAGACGCAGCGCTAATTGATGAATTACGCGAGCTTGGTATTAAGTCAGCAGGAGAAATCGAAACACTTACAAAGATGTCTGATACTGAGTTAGCAGAATTTGTAGGTGCATGGAAAGAAAAGTCTGAACTTGCAAATAAAATTGCTGTCAGCGAAATGAAAGACTTACGTGTATCAACAGATGCAGAAATTACGAAGATGCGTGAAGAAACAGCACTTCAACTTGATACGTACAATAAAGAATGGCAACAGTCGATTAAAGATTTAACTGGAGGTACGAAGAAAACATTCAATGCGATGACAGCGAGTATGCCTGCGATTGGTAAGAATGTCATTAAAGGCATGCAAAGTGGGTTAACAGATATGACGCCTAGTTTATTAGCGCAAGCAAAAAGCATTGCTGATGAAGTGAAATCTACAATTCAACAGGCTTTTGACATTCATTCTCCGTCAAAATGGGCGAATAAATTCATTGGCGTCAATATCGTCAAAGGGTTAATCAATGGTATGGCGAACATGCAAGCGCAAGCTGTTAAAACTGCGCATAAACTCGCTGAAAGCGTAAAAGATGAAGTGACGAGCAATTTAGTAAGTGCGGATGTATTAGGCTATACAGCATCATCTACAAGCGCTATCAGCAAAGAATTATCTATTTCAGTGAAAGTTGAAGTTGAGGGTGGCGGAAATGGTACAGGTGGAAACGTTACAATCAATAATCAATACGACAATGCACCGTCAAGCCCTGCAGAACTCGCACGACAACAGAAAAAACAAATGCAAAATTTAGGATTTGGTATGTAGGAGGTCACGATGGAGAAACTAATTTATACAAACGCTTTAGGAGTGTCTATCGAAATCGGTGGGCCTCCTTTTTATTTGCAAAACGTGGAGGGATTAGGAGATGTCACAGCTGACATACAAACACAAAAGAGCGCCTACGAGGACGGCTCTACTTTACTGGATGTTATTTTAAATAATCGAGAAATACCAGTTGATTTCGTGATTGCTGCTAATTATGACGAAACATATGGCGATGTATCAGAACGGCGTGCGTTAATGGCGAAAGTGCTTAATCCAAAATTAGGAGTGGGAACGTTGCGCTATGAGAATGAACGTATTGTGCGCATCATCAAATGCATTGCCGATGGCGTACCTTTGTTTCCGGACAAAGAGGGCCGTTCCCAACGATTGCAAAAAGGTTCAATTACGTTTATTGCACCGAGTGTTTACTGGGAATCATTAAACATTATCGAGGAACCGCCGTATATCCCGTTGTTTAAATTTCCTTTTAGTGGAACACGCCCATTCAAAACAGGGCTACAACAAGATGAACGTATCATTACGAATGACGGTGATGCTGAAACGCCGCTCTACGTTGAATTACAAGGGCCAGCAACAAATCCACGTATCATCAATAAGACGACAGGCAAATATATTAAGGTGGACCAAGATTTACTGATTGGTGAAACGATGATTATCGATACGAATCCTGATACAGCAAAAGTTATTTTTATTGATGTAGAAGGGAATGCACGAAATGTCGTACACTGGCTTGATCTCGGTTCATCACTTGCGTCTTTTAAATTACAAATTGGTGAGAATCGTATCGCATATGTCGCGGATAGCGACATTAGAAACAACACATTCAACTTAACATGGCGTAAGCAATATAACGCCGTATAGAAAGGGGAGAGAAGATGGCAGAACTATATAAAATGTTTGATTCAACAGAAGAAGATGAACGCTGGTATATGGCGAGTGACTTCGCTGAATACTTTGGTAACGTTTTATCAAGTGGGCTATTACACACAAATAATGTGCCAGCGCTTCGAGTTTCAGTTGGTGATGGGTTAACAACACGCTTGAGTACAGGTAAAGCGTTAATCAAAGGGTTTAGCTATCAAAACACAACAGTTTTAACATTTGAGCACGCTATCCCAAACGTAAGTAAATCCCGCATTGACCGCGTTGTCCTTCGATTAGATTTGCGCAGTGAAAATCGTTATATTAAAGCGTTTGTGAAACAAGGGGAGGAAGCGACTAATCCAGTCGCACCAACATTACAACGTGACAACTACATTTACGAAATCTCGCTTGCGCAAGTCAGAGTAACATCTGGCGATAAAGCAATCAATCCACTTTATTTCGTTGATGAGCGCTTTAACGAGGATTTATGTGGGCTTGTAAGTTCATTAATTACTGTACCGACAAGTGAATTTCAAGCACAATGGGATTACTGGTTTAGCGCACAAAAAGGCGTATACGTTACTGATTTACTCAATTGGTTAGCTGAACAAAAACAAGTATTTATGGATTGGAAAGATAACGAAACGCAAAGTTTCGAGAATTGGAAAGATAACGAGGTTCAATTATTTACCGATTGGCGAAAAGTTCGAGAAACAGAATTTGAAGCGTGGCAAAATGGCGCTGAAACCCATTTTACTCAGTGGTTTAACGAATTAAGAATTGTACTAGATGGTGATGTAGCAGGTAATCTATTTAATATGATTACTGCTGAATTACCCCTGCGCTTCGTAAAAAATAACAAAACTTATAAATATGGCTTTAGCGTCACAGATGACTTTAATGGGCTTATTTTTAAGTATGAGGAGGCTTAATCATGCCGGAAATTGCATTGCCAACACTAAAAAATCAAGAAAAAATCATGAAGATGCTTCAAGCACAAGACGGGGCATCTTTTTCGCCTGTTATGGGAAAAAAATTAGTATTACAGAATCAGACAAATTGGAATACTGAAGTTTTTAAAAAAGACGAAAATTATATTTACACACTATATTTTGGAACTATCACCAAGCTGAATGTTTCTGACTTATCACCAACTAATGTAACTTTCACAGCTGATAGTACGGTGTCGCTAAAAAATATTTTCATAAAAGAAGATTTTTTAATAACAGGAGGACTTATTAAAGTTGGAGATTATTATCAAATAATCATTTATAAACTCAATAAAGATGATTTAAGTATTATCCAGCAAAAGCAATATGCAGTTTCTACTACAATGAGCCGGAATGATAGCTGTTTGTTATTTGTAAATGATAATTATATCTGTCTAACATGTATAACTAATTACTTCCAATTACCAATCTTTGATATAGACACTCTAAACTTTGTTAAAAATCCTTTTAGTAATCGAACTATGATTTATGCCCCAGCTATAGCATATGGAGATAATAGCTTACTTGTATTAGGTAACAATAATGGCTCGACTGCAAATTACACCACTTATTCTTTCTCAACAGATACTGTATATCAAAGTTTATCCGATGCAGATATGGGCGTTATTAAAGGTATTTGGTTCGATGATAATTTTATATACTTTATGAGTAATACATCTATTTGTAAATATTCAATTACAAGCCGACAAAAAGTAGCTGTTATCAAATTAAATAGTTTACTTCAATTCGCTATAGATAGCGCTTTTTATCTTTTAGACAGCAATTACAAATTTATTAAATGTAATCTCAACTTGTTTAGAGATGGTGGATATGAATTTACAAGTGATTTCTTTGAGCAAGTTAAAACTATAAATTCTATTTTGATAGAATCTCTAGAATCCGATATTTACTTCTTAACCGACACAAATAAACTTTCTAAAGCAAAAGTGCTTCATAATATCCTCGGCTATGAAAGGATTGATGAATAATGTATTATTTAGTGCCAACAAGCGACACATTTGTTGTTTACTATGATAAATTATTTGTGCCAGCATCTTTAGTTAATCAAGTAATAGAGGTAGAAACATTACCAGAAGGCGAAGGCGTGCTAAAACGCAATGCAAGTGGTAATTTTTATCGCGAGTCAGTTGAACTTGAAGAAGCACCACCAACACCAACAATCGAAGAAAAAATCTTATATGAAACACAATATCAAACAATGCTCATCGAAACATCGATGAGTTTTTAATTTGCAAAAAAACAAACCAATTGGAGGAAATTTAAATGACAGCATATACATTATCTAAAAAATTCGTAATGGCAAAAACGTACACAAAGGCAGACATCACAAAGCGTGTAAATACGTTCTACATGTTCAATCAATTCGAGCAAGCTGAATACGAAGAATTAATGAACTTAATCGAAACAACTTATGCATAAACATCAACCCTCTAGTTTGCGCTAGAGGGATTTTTTATATAAAGGAGGGCTAGCATGATACCCTTACGCGTAATTGACACAGACTTCAAGTTTTACGGGGAAGTAGCAAAATATGAATCCTTGCAAATCACAAATAAATTATATGGCATTGGTGAAATCGAATTACACATTAATCGACATATGCACAACGCAGATTTACTACAACAAGACCGCATCGTTTTTATCGAAAATGATTACGATACGCCATTCCAAATCTTGCATCGTGAAATCGCACTCGATGAAAATGGTAAAGCAACAGAGAACTGGCTGATTAAAGCGATTCCTTTAAAAGCGTGGCTTGCAGACCGTATTTGTATACCGCCAGACGGGAAAACGAATGATGACATTACTGCAGACGTTGAAACGGTCATGAAAACATTTGTTGAACATAATGCATTGAAACCAACTAATCCTAAACGTGTAATTCAACGATTAGTAATCGCACCGAATAGAAAAAGAGGGCCTACTATTACACGTGGGCCACGTTTTAATACGCTATCAGAGGAACTTGAAACAATTGGTACACTAACGGGTATCGGTTGGAACATCAGTATAGATATTACAAATAAACGTTTTGTATTCGATATAATCGAAGGTGCAGATCGTACAGCTGGACAACGGCAACGTCCTCCAGTTGTATTTAGTCCTGAATTTAAAACACTTCAAACACTCGAATATACTGAAAGTAAATTGGACCAAAAAACGACTGCTATTGTTGCTGGCCAAGGTGAGGGAATAGAACGTAAGGTTATTACATTGAATGATGATTTAACCGGTTTAGCGCGTAAAGAATTGTATGTTGATGCGCGTGATATTGCAGACACTACCCAACAAGAAACAACGTTGACCGAAACTGACGAAGAAGGCAATGTTACAGAATCTACTACAACTATCGAAGTTCCTCGCCCAGAACAGGAAATTATTGCAGATCTAACGAATCGCGGTAATGAAAAACTAGCGGAATACGAGCAGACGCTATTCTTCAGTGGACAAATCAATACAGGACGCTTCAAATATGGTGAAGATTGGTTTTTAGGTGATATAACGACATTGCAGCATAAAGACTGGGGCGTGACGTTAGATGCACGAATTACCGAAGTAAAAGAAATTCATGAGGTTGGCCATTCAAAACAAATTGAGGTTGTATTTGGTAAAGACATCCCAACGTTTATCGATAAATTAAAACGCACAATCAAAGATGCAACAGACACAGGTGGCGTAACGAGTGGTGTATCAAGAGCATATGTAGATGAAAAAGTAAGTTCGATTACATCAGTCGATTACAACTGGAATGGTACGCAATTAGGGGTTAAAGCGAATAATGAAACGCAATATAAATATGTGAATCTACAAGGCCCCCAAGGGTTAAAAGGTGAGCGCGGTGAAAGCGGCCCAATTGGTCCACAAGGTATGCAAGGACCCCAAGGATTAAAGGGTGACATTGGACCACAAGGTATACAAGGAATACGTGGAGAAAAAGGCGATAAAGGAGATATTGGCTTAACTGGTCCTGCAGGTGCAAAGGGTGATAAAGGTGATCCATTTGTTTATTCAGATTTTACCGTGGAACAGTTAGCTTCGTTAAAAGGCCCGAAAGGCGATGCTGGTGAACAGGGTCCGCCTGGTCCAAAGGGTGACAAAGGAGATGTGGGTCCAGCAGGTACTACAAGTTGGACTGGTATCACAGATAAACCAAATATCGTTACCAGCGTGACAAGCGAATCTACTACAGACATTGCAAGTGCTGCGTCTGTTAAAAGTGCATATGATTTAGCGAAACAGGCCAAGGAAGCTGCCGAAAACAGTAGTGGTGGAGATAATACAATGATTGTCGATGGCGCAGCAGTAGCATGGTCCTTAAAATTAAATGCCAATAAAGATGGTTTGGTATTTGTATATTGAAAATAGCAGAAATATATTATATGAATTACTCGTTTTTATGTGGATAATAAGTAAAAGGGGTGTTTATATGGAATTTAATGTTAAGTATTCATACGCAAGGAACGGTGAAGTATTAGAAAGTGTAGAATCCGTAGAGATTGATGTTCCAAAAGACATACAAAAAGAAGAATTGGTACGATTAATTTGCGATGAAATTCGTGAGAAAACAGGTCACGTAGGTGTGAAATATTTATATGAAGTAGATTAATGAAGGATGTTATTAAAAATAGCAGAAACCTACGATTCCAAACCCTTGCCGCAGTTGAGATAATTGTGACGAAGGGAGATGGGAAAATGTTTGACCAAAAGACAATCGAAAGAATGGTTGAAAGCACCATCAAAAAAGGCGTTCAAAAAGAGACTTGGTATTTGAAAGAAAAAATCGAGGAATTAGAGCGACGTATCCAAAAATTAGAAGAAGAAAAAAATAAGTAATTTATTCAAATTCTAATAAGGAGGTCACTCATGAAAGAAACGCTTAAATACGGTTATAACGCGAATAAAGATGGTGGAATAGTCGACTGGAAAGAAGATTTTATAACAGTTGATATTAACTACCCAGAAAACGTAGATAGGAAAACAAAATACGAATTACAAGTTAAGGCGGTAGAAGAAGCTACAGGTCTTGCGAAACCTAAAATAATGTAAGAATCTCAAGCACATCCAACCGGGTGTGCTTTTTATATACAGAAAAATAGATAAATGAATGGAGATTAGAACATGGAAACATTAAATCATATCATTGCACACCCCTTTATTGCTTACTTCCCGAAAGCAATACAAGGGCTTTTACTCGTGTACATCATTTTCAAGGCAATGGACTTTGCTACAGGGTTATTAAAGACGTGGAAGGGTGTTGTGGGCTATAAATCACGTTTAATGCGCGAGGGGCTTATTCGCTGGATTGGTGAGATGGTGGCGATTATGTTCGTGATTGTGATTGATATTGCGCTAGGGCTGAACTTCTACTTATCGGGCGCTACATTGGCGCTATTCGTGTATAAAGAGGGCGGTTCAATCGCTGAAAACTTGAAGCTATTAGGTGTGAACATGCCGGGAATTTTAGAAGAAATTGACCAAGACAAAGTGAAGAAAGCAATCGAAGATAAAATGAAAGGCGGAAAATAATATGGCGCTTAAAAACGAACACATTACGGTAAACAAATACACTCGCCCAGGTGCTAAGCGCGGTAGCACAAAAGGCATCATCCTTCACTACACAGCCAATCCCGGAGCAAGTGCAGACAATCATCGTCGATACTTCGGTAATGGCGGTGGAGGACGTTACGCAGGCGCTCACATCTTCATCGACAGCAAGGAATCACTTTGCATCGTGCCGTTGAACGAAGTCTGCTATCATGCTAACGACAATCAGCGCTATGTGGGCGGTAAGTCCTATCGTGGTGCATCGAGTGCGCTCGGGGCTAATGCGAACCTAAGCACAATTGGCATTGAAATGTGCATTGAAAAGGACGGTACAATTGCGGCAGCTACTTTTAATCAAGCTGTCGAAGTTACTGCGGATCTATGCAAAACATACAAGCTAGATACAGATGATTTATACCGTCATTACGATGTGACAGGTAAAAACTGTCCTGCACCTTGGGTAAGTAAATCAAGTGAGTGGACACGCTTCAAAAACGCTGTAAAAGCAAAATTAGGCGGCAAAACCGTAACAACAGCATCAAAGGAAAAAGAAACTGCTGCAGATAAAGTAAAAGGCACGATTAAAACATTAGATAAGCTAAATTACTACGACGGCCCACGTTGGAACAAAGCAACCGGCACAGTCGCAAAAGGCACTGTATTAACCGTTACAGACCGCATTTATGTAGGTGGAGCTTATCAATACAAGACAGTGAGTGGCACGTATATCACTGCATCAAGCGAGTTTGTTAAATTCACAGCAAAATAATTCGCAACTTATTGCAAGAAACGCAGACAAAAAGCGTTATACCAAGTAGAAGCGATTAAACTGTGAGGTGATAAAATGCAAAAGAAAAAGCCGCACCGCGAAGGTACGACTCGTATGGAGCGCCGCAAATCTGAAAAGAAAAGTTGGACGACTTGGATTTCAGTTGCGGTAGATCTAGCTAAGACTGCTTATTACGCAATCGGAGCATATGATTTTTTCTTGTGATTCTGTTATAATTCATAAGAAATTTTTATGCAATTGAGCAAATAATAAGTTTAACTTATTTAACGAAAGCCCCTTTCTTCTTATATAAGAGGATTGGGGCTTTTTTTATTTCAGCAGCGCTAGGCATCGAAATAAACGAATACATTGAACTGTACATACAGCATTTGCGCAATAATTGTGTACCGATGGCATAATAAAACCCCTCATAAGAGAGGTTATTTTTATTTCTACAGATTCATAAGTCCTTTTTGATATATTAATAATAGTCTTTTTTTATTATAATATAATTAGTAAAAAAGGCTTTAAGAGTCAAAAAAATAAGGAGGATAATACATGAGCAAAAGATTCGATTCTATTACAAAAATTATTATCAGTACAACATTAGTAAGTAGCGCTGCGTTAGGTGTTGCAAATATTACTTTTACAGAACAAGTATCAGCTAAAAAAACAAATGATTATAAGTATATTTCTACTAAAATCAATGGCAAGAAAGTAGCTTTGAAAGCTAAATCGGTTAAAAAGGATGGCATTTATTTTGTTCATTCGACTGAACTATTAAATAAACTTGGTGTGAAATCAAGCTTTAATTCAACTACCAAAACTTTAAAAGTTACAAATGGCAACAAAACAATTACCATAAAAAAAGGGAGCAAGTATGCATATGAAGGAAAGAAAAAGTATACTTTGCCTGCAACACTACAGAACATTAACGGACGATTATATGTACCACATGACATTATCTCTAAAGTAACTAATTATAAAACAAAAGTGACATCAGGTACATTAACGATTACGAAAAAGGTTAGCTTAGGTGGGGTAACAAATAATGATAATGCTTTCAATTCAGTTGTAGAGCATAAAAACAACCCATCAGTGAGTAAAAAGATTTACAATGTGAATGCATCTAATAAAACATTAGGTAATTCATATGGCGAGAAAGATGTAGCAAGCTATAAAAAGTTAGTAAAACATTTGGAACCTTTTGCTGAACAAGCGCTCGCTCATTCAAAAAAAAATTACGGTGATGATAGTAAAGAAATGAAAGCCTTTGATGATTACTACAACAAAGGGGTAGATTATAACAAGGGAGAGTTAAGTAGAGAAGAAAGAATTGACCCTTATATTGAGTCAATATTAAATGTAAAATCTGTGGTAGGGGTATTAAAGAAACAGAATGTATCTAGTAAACTTGCAGAGAAGATTTACAAAGACCACCTAACTGTTGGGTATTTCTCATATGCTGTTCAACGTTATGCATCGGACAACTACTATGATATAGGTAAAATTAATAATTCTAACGATTCGCTTTATGGGTTTTTACATGGTAAAGGGGGTAACTGTAGAACGGATACCCAATTATTGATGTATATGCATAATAAATTAGGTAATGAGACTGCAGGATTAGCAAATGATAGCTTCACTCATGTATCTTTACTTTATAAAGTAGAAGTTAAGTGGATTAAACTTGGATTAGGTAATGAACTTTCTGTTCATACACTCAAGGGTAATGAAATTTACAACCTGGATGCACATTATTAA